AGGAATGGTTGGTCATGGCCCAAGCTCATTACATGCTGGATGAGTTAAGCGAGCATTTAAGATCCAGCGGTTACTTTTTCGAAAGATACGGACAGCCTTCTTTAGGTAAAAAAGTAAGGTCAGCAATTTCATCTTGGGATTACCTTAACTCGGGTAATAACAGAGAGGTCACTTACAAGGAAGCTCTGAATATATATGATTTTATATCGGCTAGTGAAGGACAACTTGCCAGAGGTGCCAAGAAGATCCTGAAGGGCGCTAGTGAACAGGACTACTATTCGGTGCAGACTTTACGGCAAGATTTTGGTCTGGAAGCCCAAGGTTCATGGGACACAGCATTAGATAAGATAAAAGATGAAGATAGAGCTTATGCTACCGCCTTAATTAACAGGGGTGTTAATCTTAGCTCGAAACCAATGATCAAGCTTTCTACCATACATGGTTCTAAGGGGGGTGAGGCGGACAACGTTTTGCTTTATATGGACCTTACTGGAAAGGCTCTCGAGCAAATGGCTAGAAATCCGGATGATGCTTACAGGGTCTTGTACGTTGGTTTAACCCGAACTAAAGAAAATTTAGTTTTAAAATTACCGGAGAATTCCCAAAGAGGCTGGATGATATGAGGGTTATTATAGAAAGCCCTTATGGCGGTGACGATAATAAAAAAGAACAAAACAGGCGTTACGCTCAAAGATGTTTGGACGATAGTATAAATAAAAAGGAATCACCTTTAGCCTTTCATCTTCTTTATACACAAGTCCTAGATGATGATGACCCCGTGAAGCGTACCGAGGGTATAGAGCTTTCTAAAGACTGGTATAAATATGCGGAGAAAGTGGTTGTTTACGTGGACTTTGGAATTACTAATGGAATGCAGGAGGGTATTGATCTAAGCATGAAGCTGGGTCTGCCTATTGAGATGAGGAGTATTGCGAATGAAGGGCTTGGATATACTAACAAAGGCTTCAGAACTTATTGGAGTGGACAGGGCCGATCAGCACGGGGATATGTGGACTAACCATGAAAACATTGCTCAGTTGTGGACCGCTTATTTATGGCAGAAGCTTGGCGATGATCGGATTACGTCAGCGGATGCCGCAAACATGATGGAACTGTTGAAAATAGCTCGAAGAAAGCTGGGTTCAATTAATGTAGATGACTACACTGACGGTGCTGGATATGCCGCTGTAGCTTATGAGTGTAAAAGTAATGAAAAAAAATCTTAAACCGCCTAAGTTTGGCGTAAAAACAGAATGGGTTCCTGTCGAGGAGCTGCCTGTTACGCCAGAGGGGATAAAAGAAATTGCTATAGATTTAGAGACTAAAGACCCACGGCTCAGGACCCACGGTCCAGGGTGGCCTACGGGTCATGGGGATGTTGTAGGAATAGCTATTGCTTACGAAGGTTTTAATTCTTACTTTCCGTTTGGTCATGAAGGCGGTGGTAACTTAGACCGAAAGCATATCCTTAAATGGTTTAAAAAAGAGATAGCTGATTACCCCTGCGATAAAATCTTTTATAACGCCGCTTACGATGTGGGTTGGTTACGTAGGCTTGGCATAGAGCTAAAGGGCTGTTTAATAGACGCTATGATAGCCGCGCCGTTACTCAATGAGAACAGGCAGTCTTATAGTTTAAACGCAGTAGCTTATGAGTATTTAGGCGAAACAAAATCAGAAGCTGCTTTACGAGAAGCTGCACAAGAATTTGGTGTAGATCCCAAGGGGGAGATGTATAAACTTCCCGCCGCTTTCGTAGGGGAGTATGCAGAAGCGGATGCTCAACTGACACTGGACTTATGGAAGCATTTTAAATCTCTTCTTTTACGAGAGGACTTATGGCAAATATTTAACCTTGAGACAGAGGTTCTACCTTTGTGCATTGACATGACATGGCAAGGGGTTCGTGTGGACCTCGATCAAGCGGAACGTTTAAAACAAGGATTGGTCAAGCAAGTTAAGAAAGAGTTAGTGGATATAAAAAAGGAAACAGGCTTTAATATAGAGCTATGGGCCGCCGCTTCTATTGCAAAGGTGTTTGATAGTTTATCCATACCTTACAACAGAACAAAAACAGGCTTACCTTCTTTTACAAAGAACTTTTTAAAAAATCACCCCCACCCTATTGCACAGAAGATTGCGGAAGCCCGTGAGGTGGATAAGATAGGTAATACGTTTATATCCAGTATATTTAGGTATACTGAAAAGGGCCGAATTCACGGTCACATAAACCAACTCCGGTCCGAAAGTGGTGGCACTGTTTCAGGTCGCATTAGTATGTCAAACCCTAACCTTCAACAGATACCTTCTCGAAACCCTAAAATGGCTAAAATGATACGCGGGTTATTTTTACCTGAAGAGGGTCAGAAGTGGGGTTCTATGGATTTTGATCAGCAAGAGCCTCGCGTACTTGTACATTATGCCAAGCTGACTAAAGGGGGTTTAAGCGGTTCTGGTAACTTTGTTAAAGCTTACTCTACTGACCCGAAAACCGACTTCCATCAAATGGTAGCGGGTATCTGTGATATTCCACGCTCTCAAGCCAAGACAATTAACCTTGCACTTATGTACGGGATGGGGCAGACAAAACTTGCGGAGCAGTTAGATGTAACCACTGATGAAGCTAAACGGCTCATGGGCCAGTACCATAAGAATGTTCCATTTGTTAAAGAGTTACAGGATGTGGTTCAAAGGCGTGTGGGTAAAAAAGACGGCGGTGGGTTTATACGTTCGCTGCTTGGAAGGAAATGTCGATTTGATCTTTGGGAGCCTAATATGTTTGTCTCCTCGAGAGCTTTGCAGAAGGATCAGGCGCTTATTGAGTATGGTGATAACATTAAACGTGCTTATACCTACAGGTCTTTAAACAGGCTGATACAAGCTAGTGCCGCTGATCAGACAAAAGCTAGTATGGTTGCAATATATAAAGAAACTAAAAAGATTCCTCTTGTTCAAATACATGATGAGTTAGCTTTTTCAGTAGAGAATCAAGCTGAAGCGGAGAGCTTATGTAAAATTATGGAGGATGCTGTCAAGTTAGAAGTTCCTACCCCTTGCGATATATCGCTCGGTGATACTTGGGGAGACCTCTCTAAGCTTGACTTTGTAGATAAATCTCGTAATATCCCAGAAAAGGACGATTAAATGGACTCTAGTAAATGGAAAAGCGTGGTTATAAGCATATCCGCGTACAAAAAATTAAAAGACTTGGCTAAGAAAAATAATAGAACGATTTCAGGCCAGTTTACTCATATCTTGGAACAAGCCTTGGGGGAAAAGCTGTGATTTCTGTACTGACTATCATAGCTCTCCAGGGTCTTATACTTACCGTTGCCATCCTTACCACCCCATAAATATAAAATAATTTATGCTGATCCCCCGTGGTCGTTTAGGACATGGAGTGCGCGTGGTAAGAAGCGTTCGCCTGAGAATCATTACAATTGTATGAAGCTATCCGACATTCAGAAACTTCCTATTTTGGATATAGCTGACGATAACTGTGCTTTGTTCCTATGGGCCACGGATCCTCTTCTCCCAGAAGCCATTGATTTAATGGAGCATTGGGGTTTTAAATACAAGACAATAGCTTTTAATTGGGTTAAGTTAAATCCAAAGGCCCCTAACTTTGGGTGGAATAAGAAAGATTTTTTTACGGGCATGGGCTATTGGACAAGAGCTAACCCTGAATTATGTCTTTTAGGAACAAGAGGAAAACCGGTACGCCAACGAGCTGATGTTAGGAGATTAGTAGTAGCTCCTCGTAGAGAGCACTCAAGGAAACCGGATGAAGTTCCTGAAAGGATTGTTGATCTTATGGGTGACATCCCCCGCATCGAGCTGTTTGCAAGGCAACCCCGCAAAAATTGGACTGTTTGGGGTAATGAAACAGAAAAGTGGGGGTAGCTTAAGATAAGGAGGCTACCTATAAGTGCAAACAATAAAAAAGGAACAAGGTCAGAGCTTATTGCGGCGGCACATTTAGTTAGCGTTGGCTTCTACGTTTTCTCTCCAATGGCTCACCAACAAGGTCCTATAGATATTGTTGCGGTAAATGATGATGGCGATATATATTTTATAGATGTTAAGACAGACGGTAAAAGAATAACAGGGACTGGAATAAAACCCAGTCGTATACATAGGATTAGAAGTACCCAACAGAAAAAATTAAACGTTATGCTGGCTTACGTTGATAAGGAAAATAATATAGAATTCATACCTGATCTAATAACTAAGGGGGTTTTAAATGGATTTAATACATGATTTAGAAGAACACCAGCCTTTTGTAATACGTTATATGGTAGGTCAAAGAGAAGAAAAAGATGTGCCTTTTTTCCTAAGCAGTGTTTTAGAAGCCAAGGATGTAGCTCACGCAACATTAAGAATGGCCCTCCAAATGAACGAAGAAGACAACGGAGCTGCAGAAATTTTTGATGAGGAAGGTTCCAAAATAGGCCGAATGGCTGTATTATTGGACTTTTCAGGTGCCTTGGATCACGAACACTGGACTTGGTTTGACGGAGAAATACCCCCCTTGCAATAACCTATAAAATCGCATATAATAAGCCATGAATGACGTTAAGAACTCCCCCCATGACCGGTGAATTCGACTCCAACGGTCAAGAGATGGATCGGAAGCTTAATCTTATGGAAAAAGCTTCCGATCCGGAATCTGAGAAATATAAAAGATGCAACTGGTGTAATGAAATAGTAGATAAAGAAAAATGTTTTGCCATGTACACTGGGGTTAGTTTAATTTGTGAAATTTGTGGGAAGGATGTTACAAAATGGGAAGTGTCATAGATTTACCGCCAATTCCTCCAGTGGATCCTATAAAATGCAAAGGATATGAGTGTGGTGGGTCAACTTTTTTTGTTTACCATGACGGTCATATTATTTGTGCGTCTTGTGGTTTAAAGCCCGATTACTTGGGGCCTTTGGTAGATTATAATGATGAAGAAGAGCGTATTGTTTTTAAAGCCGACCCTAGTTTGGTAGATAAATTACAATAAATGGCCCAGAAAGTTAACCACGTTTACTCGAAGCCTACTAAAGTGAGAAGAAGGCGTAAACCACGGCCCCTTAACCACCAAAAAACTTTAGGACCCAGATCTGGATGGATGAACGCAAAAAAGAGAAGGCGCGGCCAAGGATCGTAGACTTTATTCACGATAATATTGGTGAAGATGAAGCTATGCTTGCCGATGGCTTTGACGAAGCTATTTTAGGAATCGGTCACCGCTGCGGCCAGCCCAGCCTTATCGTTTATGACAAAGATAAAGTTATAGACATTCTCATGAAACGTGATGGAATGAGCCCTGAAGAGGCTTTTGAATTTTACAGCTTCAACATCGAAGGGGCCTGGGTAGGTGAAGGCACTCCCATGTGGTTAGAAAGAGATAATTATGAATCAACTTTATGAATGGATCTTAGGAATATTAGCTGTAGTTCTTTTCATATCTTTTTATGTCTGGTCTCATGGCCTGTAAGTTATCCACAGTTTTCTTAAAGTTATCCACAGTTTTCTTAAAGTTATCCACAGTTAGGGCTTTACCTTTTATCTAAAGTATGGGATAATACCCAGATAAGGATATGCTCTTTTACATTGTGGATAAAGTATTGTTTTAAAAGGCCGTGGGCTTTTTAAAGGAGTCGAATTATGAAAAAAAATGTTTACTCGAAAACTAAAGTAGAAATGTTGGTTCATGGATATCTTGAGAGAAATAACATTTTTGTGGAACGAAACAAAAAAGACGATTTTACAATGGACGTTGCTCTTAAAGTTTTTTGCGAAATCGAAGATATGGTGGAGGGTAATTAAAAGAAGTTTTTTGCGAAACCGAAAATAGTATTAGTTAATAATTAACCACGGCTCACGGGCTTTTAAAACAATACTTGACAACTACGTCTTATGTATGGGATAAGTGGTATATTAATTTAACGAATGAGGTATTCAAATGATATTAGAAGATTTTAAGCTAACTATTATTTCTGAGTGGACAGAGCTAAGACCTAAAAATTCAAAAATTAAAAAACCCATTACCCACCGGACTAAGGTTGGTTCGGTAAAAATTGATTACGGGGTTAGCGCGGAGGCTGCCGTTAAATTGGTGGATGTTCTGCATGATGATGTGTTCGAGCACGACTGTGTTAAGATTGATATTTCTGCAACCTCAAATAATTATTAAGGAGATAAGGGTGATGACTAAATTTTTGGTACTTGCGGCTGTTTTGTTATCAGCGTGTTCAGCTGGTCAGCAAGCGGCCAACGGCGGCGGCAACTATAAGTGGATAGGTTGCCATATTGTTCACACTAACCCCGCGAGTTGCTATTCGGGATCTAACATAGGCCCTTTGGAGGCCATGCAATGTAAGGTTTACGCCTTTGGTCCTGCTGGGGACCTTCCTTTAGGTGAGAAAATATTCTTCAAGCAATTAAAAAAAGGTGAGAATCGTTATGACACAAAAGTCGATGTCATGACCGCAAGGCCTTGTGAAGAAGGCGAATGACTTACCGTTACAAACATCACTTGGATTATTCGGAGCAAGCGGATCCAGTTATCAAAAAATTGGTAGAACTTACAAATAAATCTAAAATGAGTTCGGCACAAGTTTGTAAGAAGGCTGACATAGGCGTTAATTCTATTACAGGTTGGCGAGCTACTTACGGGACAGGACTTCGAAACCCTAGCTTACATAATATTCAGGCGGTGTTGAAAGTTTTAGGCCACGAGTTAGTTGTTAGAAAACGAAGTGCTAAAACTTAAAGGAGTCGAAAATGATACTTGAGAAAAAACCAATTGTAGATATGTCTGATCTGAACAGAGAAGATTTCTCGTCAAAAGAATGGGGTTGTATTTGGAAAAAAAGATGGAACCAAACACAAAGAGGTAAAGAACTGTATTCTATATATTATGAAAAATATAGAAAAAGTTACAAGTTATATCGAAAATCAGAGG